GGTAGAACTAGAATAAGAGGTTTTACAGGAGTTGCAGCGGCAGGAACTTTAGAAATAAGAAGTGTTTCTACAGCTGGAACAATTGAAATGGAAACTGTAGCAGCGGCAGGAGCTTACCAACCACATGTTCCACACAATGGAATTTTATGTCCAGCCGGAGCATTTTTAGGAACTGACACTGACATTATGGATGGTGCCGGATCAGGATTAACTGTATATTTTGACGGGTAATCATCAATGGCAAATACTACTTCACAGTCTTATAGCTTTGATCAAAACTTTTCAATTGATGAAATTATTCAAGATGCCTATGAACGTATTGGTTTACAAGGCACAGCAGGTCATCAATTAAAAACTGCTAGAAGATCTTTAAACATTCTTTTTCAAGAATGGGGTAATAGAGGAATACATTTTTGGGAAGTAGGAAACACTAATATTAATTTAGTTGTTGGTGCAACTTCAAATGTAGACGCAACTGATGAAGGTGCGGGTACTTACACATTTTACAGAAATGGAGTAGATTTAGGTTCATTAACAAATGCACAGCTTGCGCAATCACCACAAGCAACAACTACACCTGTTCAAACAATTTTTGGTATTACTGATATTTTAAATGTTGCTTACAGACAAAACTACAATACAACTTCTCAATCAGATACAGGTTTAACTAAAGTTGCAAGAGACTCATATGCAGCAACAGCAAATAAAGCATCACTTGGAACACCATCACAATTTTGGGTACAAAGATTTATTGATAAAGTTACATTAACTATTTACCCATTACCAAACTCTACTGCAGCTGGAAATTTTCTTAGCGTTTATTTTGTTAAAAGAATTGAAGATGTAGGAGCATACACTAACGCAACAGATACACCTTTTAGATTTGTACCATGTATGATTTCAGGATTATCATATTACTTATCTATGAAGTTTGCACCACAACGAACACAGGAGATGAAGTTGTTGTACGAGGATGAATTAGCTAGAGCTTTATCAGAAGACGGTTCAGCAGCTAGTACATTTATTACTCCGAAGACATACTATCCAAATATATAATGGCTAGATTTGCAAAAGGAAGAAGAGCGTTAGCGATCTCTGATAGATCAGGAGCAGCTTTTCCATACAACGAAATGGTTAAAGAATGGAATGGATCTTTTGTACACAACTCTGAGTTTGAAGCTAAACAACCACAATTAAAACCACACCCAGTAGGAGCTGATCCACAAGGATTAATGAATGCAAGACCTGCAAGAATAGAATTTCCAGTACAAGATTTTTTATCAGAAAATCCTTTTAGTAATACAACTACAACTGTAGGGGGACAGCAGCGAGCAAATATTCTTGTTCGTCAAATTGGAAATGGTTTGATCAATGGTGAGTTTGTAAGATTTCAAGATGTTAAAACAGCTATGCAAGGGGGTGGTTTTAATCCTGCATATGGTATTGGAGACATAGAACAAAGTGCAATTTTAACAAACGATATTACAGCAACAAGTACAACAATTAATATAACACCACAGAATAATAATTATACCGTAGGTTTAAATTTTCCAACTCCAGGATTCGTGGTCATTGAAAAAATAAATGCAGTAACAGGCAGATATGAAAATGAAGTAATTTCATACACTGGAACAACAGAAAATGGAACTACTATAGGTTCTTTAACTGGATGTGTTAGAGGATTAAGTATACCGTTTAGAGGTTTTACACCTCCTCCAACAACAGCCAGTATTCATTTAGCAGGTGCTAGATTAAATGGTTCAAGACCTATTACATTAATACCAACAACATTTGTTAATGCAGCTAATACAACAATTACTGAAACAAATAGTTTTCTAGCTTTAGTTGTGCCTACACAATGGGGAGTAGGTGATGGACTTATTGTAGGTGGTGGTTTACAGTGTACATACGGCCCATTAAATGATAGAGCTTAACCCATGGCAGGATTATCAGGTTATACATATGCAACACTAGTTCAAGCAATCAAAGATTACACTGAGGTTGACTCTAATGTATTTACAGAAACTATTTTAGATGGTTTTATTATGGCTGCGCAACATAGAATTAATTTAGATTGTCCTATGGACTCAGATAGAATTGTAGATCAAGGACAAGTTGCAACAGATTTTAATAGTATTACAATGCCGATAGGAACTTTATTTGTTAGAGGTATTAAAATATTTAAGTCTACTACAGCCGACACAGGTCCTGGTCAATGGTTAGAGAGACGTGATCAAACTTTTCTTTCAGAGTATATAGATGAATTAACAGGAACTGGAGGGGGAGTTGAAAATACGGATGTAACAGGATTACCTAAATATTATTCAATGTTTGGTGGTGCAACAACAGGTGCAACAACAGCTACTTCAGGTGCGATTTATTTAGCTCCTACACCAAGTGCTAATTTTCAATATAATATACACTATAATGCAATGCCCGTGGGTCTTGGTTCAGGAAACGACGGTACTTCTAGCACTTATGTAAGTAATTACTTTCCTCAAGGATTGTTATATGCTTGTCTGGTAGAGGCGTATGGATTCTTAAAAGGACCACAAGATATGTTGACACTATATGATAAAAAGTATAATACTGAACTACAAAAGTTTGCAGCTATGCAAATTGGAAGAAGAAGAAGAGACGATTACACGGATGGTACACTAAGAATTCCAATCGAGTCACCGCCTCAATAATTAGGAGATAAAAAATTATGGCAATAACATCAGCAATATGTAACAGTTTTAAAACACAGATTTTAACAGCAGTCCACAATTTTACAAATGGAGCTAATACTTTTAGATTAGCATTGTACACAAGTAGTGCTACATTAAATAAATCAACTACAGTTTATATAACAGCTAACGAAGTAGCTAACGGAAATGGTTACACTACTAAAGGTGCAGCGTTAACAAATGTAACACCGGCTTTATCTGGTGACACAGCTTGTTGTGATTTTTCAGATGTATCTTTTACATCTGCTTCATTCACAGCTAGAGGTTGTTTAATTTTTAATGATACAGCAACTAATGATCCTGCAGTTTGTGCAGTAGATTTTGGTGGAGACAAAACTGTATCAAGTGGAACATTTACAATTCAATTTCCAGCAGCAGACGCAAGTAACGCAATAGTTCGAATAGCATAGGGGTAAATCCTTATGGCTAATACTTGGAACCAAGCCGGTACAACCTGGGGTTCAAATCAATGGGGTGAACAAGGCCCTACCATAGTTGCTTTAACAGGACTTTCAGCAACAACTAATGTTGGATCACTAGTTACAGAAGTAACACATATTTTAACAGGACAATCAGCAACTTCATCAGTTGGTTCAATATCTCCAATAGCGATGACTATCGGTTTAACGGGACAGTCTGCAACATCTAGTGTTGGATCTGTAATTGTAGGAAGAGCTTTTGTTTTAAATGCACCAGCTGCGGCAACAACAAGTTTAGGTTCTCTTACAGTCAATAGTACTGAGATACATGACATACAGGGTCTACAGGCAATTTCATCAGTTGGTTCAATAGCACCTGCAGATGTAATGGGACTAACAGGTTTATCAGCAACTTCATCAGTTGGTTCAATAGCACCTACAGCAATGTCTGTTGGTTTAACAGGACTACAAGCAACATCAAGTGTTGGGTCATTACTTACTGAGGTTGTTTATACACTAACAGGTTTACAAGCAGCAACTTCCGTTGGTTCAATTGTTCCTGCAATAGGAGTTCCGTTAACAGCACCAAGTGCCTTAACAAGTGCCGTTGGAGCAATAGCACCTACGGCAATGACTATTGGATTAACGGGATTAGAAGCAGTTAGTTCTGTAGGTAATCCTGCAATACTTGCTTATCAAGATGTTGATATTACTGGCAATACAAGCTATAGTGATGTTGACATAACAGGTGAAACATCTTATACAGATGTTACACATACGGCTTAGGAGAATAAATTATGGCATCAACGTTTACAGATCTCGGTATAGAATTAATGACAACTGGCGAAAATGCCGGTACTTGGGGAACAAAAACTAATAATAACTTAACTCTTATAGAGCAATTAACAGGTGGCGTATTAAGTCTATCTATTGCTGGTGGAGCAGGAACTCAGGCTTTAACTATTGCAGATGGTGCTGCAACCGGTACGGCTCAACAAAGAGTTTTAGAATTTTCAGGAACAATATCTGGAAACAGAATTATAACTTTTCCTCTTCTTACAGAAACTTTTTACATAATTAAAAATGGTACATCGGGTGCTCACACAGTACAGTTAAAAGCTGTATCTGGTTCAGGAGCCACGGTTACTTTTGCAGCAGATGATAAAGGTTATAAAATTATTTATCTTGATGGTGTTGCAACTAACACAGGTGTGTTTGACACCGGTATAACTAGTGATGGTATAACCTTCAAAGAAGGTGGAACAAATTTTACAAACAGTTTATTAGTAGGTACAGATTCAACGGGAACTTTAAGTTCTGCTGATGGAAATACTGGAGTTGGCGTAGGAGTATTTGGAGCATTAACAACTGGAGACCAAAACGTAGCAGTAGGTTTAAATGCTTTAG